TCTGTGAGATTCACCATCGCAGTCCTCCCGGCGGACGAGCAGGACACGCACAACGGAATGCCGGCTTGGAGTGTGTTACCGGCGGACTCATCTACTTCCTTGACGATGACACGGTGATACACCCAGATTTCTGGAAAATATCACCTGTCTTTGACGATGAGCATTTTTACACCTTTGACCAGCAGAGGTGGGATGGCTTTGTTGACACTCCTGGTGGCACATTCAAAGGGAACGAACCAAAACTAATGAAGATGGACAGTGCCCAGTATGTTGTTCCTCGAAAGATGTGCGGAACCTTTATTGAACACGACTACCGGGCTGACGGATTCTTCATTGAAGAGGTTGGCATTCGCAATCCTCTTTCACACGTATATATTCCAATTGTTGCTTGTTACTACAATTACCTTAGGAAGTGAAGCGGAATCCAGCAAGATACACTGTGGCGCAATATGCAGCCACGCTCAATACGAAAATCCACCACCACAGCGGGAAGACTGTTGACTCACGATCAGTGACTCCAAACGGACGAATCCTTCCGTCTCGCCCAAAGGCGACGGACGGCTTTAGATACAGAAACCCAGCCATCAAAAAAAGATAGATTGTCACCATCCACATACGATGGTTTCTCTGTGTCAGTGGCTCCATTATCAAATCCCAACGAAAAACAATGAGTCGTCCATACGTTCTTCCTAATAGGAAGGCGTTTTCCGATTCGGTGACCCGAGCATTCATTCGGGCGAATTACCGAGAAAAGGACAGAGATCCACTTGATACAGAAGACAAGGACGTAGACTTGTGTATTCAGCGAACTGGAAACGCCCGAGAATTATTCCCCTATCAAAAGCTGGTTCGTGACTATCTTTTGATTGAGACTCCGTACCGCGGTCTTTTGCTGTATCATGGTCTCGGCTCTGGAAAGACCTGTACGTCTATTGCAGTCGCAGAGTCTCTGCTGACAAAGAAGAAGGTCTTTGTCATGCTTCCTGCGTCTCTTGAAACAAACTACCGCGGTGAGATTCGCAAGTGCGGAGATCCTGTGTATGCGTACGATCAGCACTGGGTTCGACAGGATGTCACCGAAGAGAATCGCCAAGAAGCCCTCAATCTTGGAATCTCAGAGAAGTTCCTCGACAAGAATGGCCGGTTCTACTCTACGGTTCCGGGGCAGACATCTAACTTTGAGTCACTTGATAAGCAGACGAAGACTATCATTCGTGCTCAGATTGAGGATGTTCTCGGCTCTCGGTTTACCTTTATCCGTTACAACGGTCTGTCTTCGGCGTCCATCGACAAGATTACGGAAGAGGGAATGTACGATGACTCTGTTGTGATTATCGACGAGGCTCACAACTTGATTTCCCGCGTAATCAATGAGTCTGACATTACTCACAAGCTCTATCAGGCAATCTACAACGCAAAACGCTGTAAGATTGTGGCTCTCTCCGGAACTCCTATCATCAACCGCCCCAATGAGATTTCGTATCTAATGAACCTTTTGCGCGGACCCATTGAGCGCATCACAATTCCATTTAAGACCATTCCTACATGGGATGAAGACCGCATGACAAAGGCTCTGCGTGCGATTCCTGAGGTGGATACGATTGAGTTCAATGCCCTCAAGAAATACGTGATGGTAACTCGCAATCCCCCTAACTTCCGTAGCACCTACAACGGAGAGGGTGACCGTATTGCCGTTCAGTACATGAAAGACCTTGAGTTTGTGTCAAATCCTTCAGACTGGGTTTCGGGCATGCAGCAGAAGTTTGAGACTGATATTGGAGGCGGTGAGGTCGCACTCGATCGTGTAACTGTTGAGACCTTTGAGTGTCTGCCTACCAACTATGAGGAGTTTGCCGGCTTGTTCCTTGATGGACTCAAGGTGAAGAATCCGCTGATGTTTCAGCGTCGTATTCAGGGCTTGGTTTCCTACTTCAAGGGAGCTGATGAACGTCTTCTTCCAAAGCGAATTGACGTTGACAAGACTCTTGAGAAGATTGAGATGTCTACAGAGCAGTTTACCCGATACCTAGAGGTTCGTTGGCAGGAGATGAAGATTGACAGCAGACGTGGACGTTCTTCGCTGAAAGACGACATGGGTTCCTACCGCGTCGGGTCTCGTCTGGCATGTAACTATGCGATTCCACCTGACCTGCGTGTTGGTGACGGAACGGAGGAGACCGAGGAAAGTGTCTCGTCCAAGCAGGAGATTCTGAAGAAGCTTCAGGCTAATCCTACACGGTTTCTGTCAGAGAAAGCCCTCGAGACATTCAGCCCGAAAATCCTGAAGATGATTCGCAACATGAAGGAGTCACTGGGAAACAATCAGCTGGTGTATTCTCAGTACAGGTCTCTCGAGGGACTTGGAGTCCTGTCTGCGGTTCTCGATGCAAATGGATGGCAGCCGTACAAGCTGGTTCGTCAGGCAGGACAGTGGATTGAGGATCCAGACATGAAGGACGATAAGCCCGCATATGCCTTCTATACTGGCGAGGAAGACGCTGAGGGTCGTGAGCTATCTCGCCAGATTTTCAACGGAAGATTCTCAGATACGTTCCCTGCTGCTCTCAAGGAAAGTGTAGAAAAACGTGACAAGAAACTGTTGTCCCTTCTCATGATTTCCTCGGCTGGTGCTGAGGGTATTACGTTGGAGAATGTGCGTCACGTTCACATCATGGAGCCACATTGGAATCCTGCTCGTCACGATCAGGTCATTGGACGTGCGATTCGTATTTGCTCGCATGCTCGTCTTCCACTTGACGAGAGAACGGTGAAGGTTAGTTTTTATGTTTCCGTGTTTACTCAGGATCAGCTCAGGTCTGCAGAGTATCCTAACGTTGTAGCCATTCGCAGAAATGATACAGTCACAAAGAGATACGAGGGAGACCCCGTTGATGTCTTTATGCCGACAGATGAGTATTTGTATGAGATTTCATATGAGAAGGAGCGTATCAGCCAGCGTATCGGTCTTTTGCTGAAACAAGCTGCTGTGGATTGCGAGATTCACCGCAAGCTTCACTCGAAGGAGAATCCAGTCGTGTCCTGTATGCGCTTTGATAGCACAGCCACTGGAGAAGATCTGGCGTTCAAGCCGAACATTAAGACAGAGGAGCCCGACGAGACCTATCTTCGCAACACAACTCGCAGACATCGCAATCTTCAGAAGGTTTCGATTAAGGGAATGATTTTGCTGATTGACTCTGTTTCAAAGGAGGTCTTTGATGGACCCGCCTTTGATGACAACCAGCGTCTTTTGCGTCTTGGAACTATGACAAGTCCCACATCGATTCGGTTTATGCTTGGATGATGTCATCCAGCCAACCATCGCAGACAGTGGACCAGCTCTTGAAACGGAAGTCGAGAGAAGCCTTCTTCTTCTGATCGAGTGTCTTGATTGCATTCTCAAAAGCCGTTGCGACATCGCCGGCCGCAAAGCCAGGAGTGTAGAACCCAAGAGGCATTGTACCTGGGAAATAGACACGCTCGCCCTGAGGAATGAACTCGGCCACCTCATCTGTCAAGAACGAGCGGTAGCTGCCAACATCAGTCACGACCTGAGGAGCTCCAGTGTAGAGGTGCTCGAGCTGGCAGAGACCATAGCCCTCACCATCTGAGGTGTTGACGCCGATATCGGTTGCGTTGTAGATGCGGTTGATTGCATCGTCGGCCACATTGTTCGGAGGAGCAGTGTCCATGATCATCAGACGCTGAACAAACTTGTCCCGATCCATGTCATTGGCCTTGAGCTCCTCAAGGAACACGCGCTGGAGATCGTAGTATGCGCCAGACTGCGGATTCATGTTCGTGACAAACAGGAAGTAGTACTGAGACTCGGGATTACGCTTGAGGAGCTGAACAAAGCCCATCACCGAAAGATCAAGGCGCTTGCGTTGGCTATTGCGGTTCGCATTCAGGAACACGATCGCGTCATTCGGAATATTCATCGTCTTACGAGTTGAAATACGAACATCATTCGGCAAATGAGAAAACACCGAAGGGTCAACTGCGTGCTCCATGATACTAGGCGCTGGACCACCATACTCCCTGAACGTCTGAGCCCACGTATCCGTAAAGCAATAGACCTTGCTGGCGCTCTTGTTGATCGTATCCATGAGCGGCTGTGCGATTCCATTGTACACCTGATCCACGTAGATCCACAGCTTATAAGGCGTCTTCTCCTTATCATACTTCATGGCCTCAACAAACCGGTGAATAATCAGCGGATCGTTGTAGATCATAACAATATCAGGGTCTACCATGTCGAGATACTCCTGAATCTTGTTGAAGCCGAATCCCTCCTCCTTCGGATCCTCGTTGGCAGCTGCATCGTAGCAGATGATCCCCTCGGGGACCTTGCGAAGATTCGCACGAGACGGGTGCCTCTGGAATCCGAAGTGATAGACCTTGACCTTAGGCGTCAGAGTCGCGAGCTGCCGAAGCATATTGTACGCCACCTTAGAGTACCCAGTTGTCTGATCGACGTGCGTGCTAACAAGGACGAACCTCATTTGAACTAGATACTCTTTCTCTCCTTAAACTACAAATGCAGGTGAACTCCGTACAGGACTATGTGACGAACCTCAAGCGTCAGATCATCGCCAAGTCTCTCGCCGTTGCCCCTCCTCCTCAGAAGCGCCGCACGAATGCGATGTACCTGTCAGTTCGTGGAAACAACGCCCGTCAGTATGTCAAGTTTGTCTCGGCTCCCGGAGTCAACAACGTCGACGGCAGAAACCTAGGTACAACGTACACATCGTATTGCTGTGTCCCAGCACAGACAGCATCTACGACATATCTGGTCTAAACCATTCCTCTTAGAATACTAATAGAATGCCAGGCGGCTTAATTCAACTTGTTGCCACTGGGGCTCAAAACGAGCTCGTCAATGGAAACCCGTCAATGACCCACTTTAGAACCGTGTATCGTCGTCACACCAATTTTGCGATGGAGGCGATTCGCATGACGTTCACGAGTTCGAACCTTGAATTCGACCCTGTTGCCACACGTACCATCTCGTGTCGCATAGACCGTTACGCACAGATGCTCCATGATACGTACCTCGTCATTACTCTTCCCGACATCTACTCGCCACTTGTCTACCTGAAGGGAGCTGCTCCTCCCGCAGGATACGATCAGAATTCGAATTCAATTGGCTACGAGTTTCAGTGGATCTCAAACATTGGCTACAACATGATTGACCACGTCGAGATTACGGCTAACGGTCAGGTTCTTCAGACTCTGCGTGGAGAGTGGCTCAAGATGTATTCCTATATGACCCACAACGGAACAAAGCGTGCTGTTGTCGACCAGATGATTGGAAACGTGAAGGAGATGTACGATCCTGCGAACGCATATGACCGTGCGGGTCAGTACCCTCATGCGATTGCCGCTACGTCACCAACAGGTCTTGCTCTTCCTATGACGACTGTTCCTGAGCCTTCGATTCGTGCTCGCCAGCTGGTGATTCCTCTTCACTTCTGGTTTGCCGAGAATCCTGGCCTGGCGTTACCTCTGGTCTCTATGCAGAACTCTGACGTCTACATCAACGTTGTCTACCGCCCCCTTCAAAGTCTGTACACTGTGATTGATGTTGTTCCGCTGTCTCCTACATATGGAAAGCGCGTGACTCCCTCAGCCTTTCCGATTGGACTTTTCTTGTCTCCTCCCGACAAGACCGGAGCCCCTTCAAATCCTGGACTGACAACCTTCTTTCCCGATCCTTACCTCGAAGGCAACTTCATCTATCTACAGGAGATGGAGATGGCGCAACTTGCCTCGGCCGATCAGACATGTCTTGTGAAGACGGTTACCTACGTGAATGCCGAAGGACAGTATGGTGTAAACAGTGATATTCTTATTCCACTGTTCAATCTTGTTACACGTATTGTCTTCTCTTGCCAACGTTCTGATAAGATTCTGACAAACGACTGGGACAATTACACAAACTGGGACAATCCGAAGCGTGCTCCCTTTACATCGATTAGTGCCGATACAACTTCGCAGACGGCTCTGTTTTCTTCGGGGCAGCAGCAGATTACTTCAGTCTATCCTAAGGATACGTTGACAACAGCTACGATTCTGCTTGATGGCAATGAGCGGTTTTCTGCAAAACCCCCTAGCTATTTTAGCTTGATTCAGACCTATAAGCACACCACTGGAGCTAGTCCTGTAGGAATTCCGGGTGTGTACATGTACTCGTTTGCTCTGAACCACGACCTCTATCAGCCAAGCGGGGCAATCAACGGAAGCAAGTTCAATAAGTGTATTCTGCGAATTGGACTTCAGCAGCCAGTTCCCTCTTCTGTTGGAATCGCATCGCAGACTCAGGTATGCGTTCTCAAGTCTAGCGTGTTCAGCCCTAATCCAGTGGTGATTCCTCCTGCGAACATCGGACTGTTTACTCCAGATCAGATCGTTACGATCGTTCAGACAAACGGCGGAGATGGAGTCATCTTTACATTCACGTACAATGTTGGAGTCTACGTTGAGTCAATCAACTTTTTGCGAATCGTGAGCGGATTGGCGAATTTCGTGTTCGCCAATTAACAATGGGACTCACAATCAAGCAAGCCACGTGGGGCGACGAAGGCTCTGCTACAGATATCACTCCTGCGATTCAAAAACAAGCGGATGCTGGATATCTTGACCTTGTGGCTGGATCGAATCTAGTTCCTGCGATTAGTTTGTCTCCTCCTACAACCGTCAACCTTACAGATGAGGACAAGGCCGCTGCAAAGAAGTGGGCTGTTGAGCAATGTGGCAATGCCAACGATTCCAAGTGCGTGGCTGAGAGAACCGCCACAGCTGAAGCCAATTCTCTTCAGCGAAAGTTAGCTGAACAGTCTTCTTCAGCAAACATCGTGACAGGTCGTCGTCTTACTGTGACGGTCATTGATGACACGGGTGCTGAGCGCACTGTTCGTGTTCCTGACGGACAGAAGCTGAAGTATGGCGACCCACCGAAGATTCAGTTTCCAACTGTGAGCGGTAGCCTTCTTTCAGCAGGAAAAACGGTCATGATTATCGTTACCACAGCTATCTGGGTGTTTGGTATTGCGATTGCCTACAAGACATTCGTCATCGTCGGTCAGGAAATGCTCGGATATGCGCTGACAGCTCTTGCAGCGTTCTTGGGTCCGTTTGGAGTGTTGGTGACGCCAATAGGATTCTTGGTTTTGAACTATTTTAAACCAACAAATATAAGTGCGGCCAAATGATACAACTCACGTGGCTTGTAGCCGGTGTAATCATCGGTATGTTAATTGCTTGTATCATGTCACCTCCTCCCCGTAAGAAGGTGTCGGTGCCTCAGCCTCATGATCCCACTGTGTACCACACAGACACCGGATGTGTTCGCCTGCGTTCCTCGGAAGTGGAATGCCCCGAGACTTCGGATTCATTCAATCTTCTTGCGAGTGTGTAATGATAGACATAACGAGAGCTCTTGAGAGAGCCTCACCCTTTTTCTCATTCATCATCGGCTTAGGTATTTCCGTATTGATTTTTCATCGGGACTACGTAACCTTCAATACTCTTGCTATACCACTGAACGAAGTTGAAAAGAAGACAGAGAAGGTCGACGGAAAATGCTACAAGTATCGCGTGGAAGATGCGACATGTGAAATCCCGTCTCCCTCATAAACAATGGACTCAGACGCTACTCCTCTTGATGCCCTCCTCCCCTCGCCCCAGGGTCCTCAGTCGATGGGACCTGTTCCAGGTGTTGCCGGTTCCGACCACCACCCGCGTGGTCAGATGGCACCCTCGTTCAAGCCGAGTCTGCCTGCCATGCGGTTCATGTTTTCGCATGCGACACTCTACATCTCCTTCTTCCTCGCCGTCATGATTGTGTCCTTTTCTACACCCCGTAACCTGCTTCTCCAGTACATTCCGAGTGCCTACACCTCGGGAGGCGTTCTCAGCTTTCAGGGAGCTGCAGTTCTCGGTGGAGCCGCCGTTGTGATCGCCCACATGCTGAACGTGTTTTTGATTAGTTTGGTCGGCTAAAACGGAAGCTATTGTGAGAGTAGATGAGAAGGTCACAAAATGCCTATCCTTTCTACCGAAGAGTCTATCAAGATCGCCCGCGCCCGCGAGGATGCGAAGGTTCACCTCGCAACCTATGCAGTACAGATCGCAGCGTCGCTTATAACAGCAGCAACAAAAGCCAATCTATTCCAGAAGTTCTACAGCCTTGTCTTCAATGGTCAAGAGCCCACGTTCCTGTTAGCAACTCTCAAGCGAAATGACATGTGGAATAACTATCCGATTGAAGCCTCTAAGGCATTTGAGAGCTATCCTATTATGGAACAAGTCCAAGAAGAATGCGGCGAGTGCGTTCATGCTTCATGGGACTATGCCGATAATAGCGATATCATCAACGTCTTTCTGACCTTTATTCCGCAGAAGACCAATAGTCCCGAGGCCGACCTTGAAGAGCGTCGCCACGACCGCGCTACGTCCTGGTAGATTAGACACAAAGATAGAGAATAAGTAATGCAGCATATGGTACAACCACCTGCGTGGTTTTTTCCACGAATTCTGGTTGGAGCGGGAGCCATGCTCACGCCAGACTTCGTGCGGCATCATGAAATAAGCCATGTAATCAACTGTGCGTATCCTGAAGATTCGCCCCGTTGGTTTCAAACCTTTAACAGAACTAGGTACTGCTGCTTGGGAGCAGCTGATTCTCCGCATGTAAATATTCTCGACTGGTATCCCAAATTTGAACTCATGTTGTCAACGTTTTTGCGTGACTTTGGTAGCAGAACGGTGTTCGTTCATTGCCAATGTGGAATTAATCGTTCCGCCTTTCTAGCTCTCACCTACATTGCTAAGAACTTTCACTTCAACTACGATGAGACGTTTCGAGCATTGAAGAGGCAGCGTCCTTGTATGTTTACAAATCAAGTCTTCAGGAAGCAGACAGAGGAATTTGTAAATGGATGTCTTCAGAGTGAGAAAAGTCAGGGAGTCCAGCGTCGCAACGATGGGGACTCTTGATTCCGTCCATCAAGAGTTAGTTCAGAACTTGGTAAAGGACGAAACAAAGTACGATGAACTCAGGGGTGAACTTGAGGCTCTTCGTAAACAGCGTTCTGAGATAGCAGTGTCAAATGACCTGTCTGAGATTGTAAAGTGCTCTCAGATTGACCTGCGTATTCGTGAGCTTGAGAGTGAGTTCGCTCAAGCCAATCCAGTTCAGGATTACTATATGAAAAATATGGATATCCTCATTGGGTACTATGGAAAGCAGGATAGTGTTTCCACTCCTACGTTGGCTCCTAAGGATGCCAATACGTTCATGAAGTTCTTTTCAGCAAATGCTCCTGCCGTTGATAACGGGTTAACTAAGAAGCAGATGTTTGATGAGTTTGTGACTCGTATGAAGTTGAGTAGTGGACCCGAGGCCACTCAGCTGTTGACAGAACATTGTAATGCCTGCAATACAGCCAGAGAGGAAATCAGCTCTGAGGGAATTCTTGTTTGTCCTTCCTGCGGTTCTGAGGAGTATGCGTTGGTTGTGTCTGACTTTCCCAGCTTTCGCGACCCACCCAAGGAACGAAACAACTATGCGTACAAGAAGATTAATCACCTCAACGAGATTCTGAACCAGTTTCAAGCAAAGGAGTCTACCATCATTCCCGAGGAGGTGATGAACGAGGTTGTGCTTGAGATTCGCAAACGACGAATTGACAATATTGCCGATTTGTCGGAGGAGGATATACGTCAGATTCTCAAGAAGCTGAATAGGTCAAAGTACTATGAGCACAGGGCTCATATTCTCAGTCGGTTGAATGGAAATCCCCCTCCTACGATTACACCGGAGATTGAGGAGAAGATCCGTGCGATGTTTCAGGAGATTCAAGCGCCCTTTTTGCTGTATTGCCCCAATGACCGAACGAACTTCCTTTCGTATTCCTACATTCTCTACAAGTTCTTTGAGTTGCTGGACTTGGATGAATATAAGGTGTTCTTTCCTCTTTTGAAGTCTCGTGACCGCTTGATCGCTCATGACCAGATTTGGAAAAAGATCTGTGACTATCTCAACTGGGAATTTATTCAGAGTGTGTAAGTAATGGATAATCGCGAGCAGCTACGGGCGATTCTTCAGTTGGCTCTAGAGCAATGTGGAGGCGACCCAGCTGCTCGTCTAAGAGGAGAGATGATCGTTGGAGCAATGAGCGAAGGTGACTATTGGGATCTTCGTGGTTTTTTCGCTACGATTGCTGGGGTATTAGGACCAGTAAACCAACCAATAGAGGTAATCGACGGGCAGACACAAGAACATGTAACTTTTCGATTCAAGGATGCCGTTGCACTCTTATGTATGCGTCTTATGAAAACGGGGCAACTGGGGTTTAGAATTCCTAATCCAAACGTGTTGATACCTTATACACAGATTTTCAGACCTGGAATATGGGCGTGGGTCAATAAGCCATCAGTTTCGGTTGTTTACGTTCCTGGACCAGAGGAAGACGTGCCTATCCCCGAGGATGTTCCTGAAATCAAAATCCCTGCGGGACAGGAGGATGTTATTTCAATGACTCCAATTCCCGATGGAACGCGTATGGTTGACTTTCATGGAGAACGTGCAAAGCATCGGTATTACACTGAAGCAACGTACAACTCACTCAATCCAAAGAAAAACCCATATACCAGGCAAACAATTGAAGCCAACCAAGTTACTCGTTACATCGCAAAGTTAGATTCAACTCTTCCGGTTCAGGAGGCTGGTAGACGTCGCAAGACTCGTAAATACAAGAGACGCGCGAAGAAAACTCGTCGTCATAAGTAATGGAAGAAGCCATTAAGCATAATCGCTATGCTCGCGTTGTTCACACGATGATGCCTAAAAATCAAAAGGAGTCATACATAAAGATGCGAAAGGAACTTGAAAAGCTGACTCGCAAAGCACACAAGCCTTCTCCAGATAGGGCTAAGTCATGGAAGGGTGGAAAGTTAATCACGATGCGTCAAAAGGACTACCTTCGGGAGCATCATCATTTGTTTAAGGTTCTCAGTCACCCGACCAAGAAGAAGCTGCTGAAGGAGTTGATGGCTCAGCAGAAGGAGCTGAAGGAGCGTGGACTCAAGGGCGGTAAAACTCGTCGCCGTCATAAGTAATGGATTTTGATGTAACTCAGTGGTCTGGTACCACAGAACAATTATTAGCTTATTTGGACCGAGAGGCAGCTGTCCCTCCGTCCAAACAACGTACATGTTTTACCGATTGGCATGAATGGCGTAATTATATCAATTATAGTTTGAGCCCTACACGTCCCTATAGGATTTCACCCAAGGTATTCCTT